TCGCCGCTGGCGGTCGCGGCGGTATTGAACTGGGGAGCAAACGGTAATGCCACGACGTCATGTGCAGACTTCTGGACCCGCGACCACGCCCGTCGTGGTCCCGCAAGGCGACGCGAAAGCGTTGGCGGAGCGCCTGAAAGCCTTCCCGGCGATCGACGTGCTGACGCGCCGGTTCTCCGACCCGAACGACCCCGGCTCGCTGCCCATCCTGTTGACCGATGAAGATCCGCACGCCTGCACGAACTCGGATCACATCAACAAGCTGAAGCCGGGGGCGACAGCCTGCCATCTGTGCAAGCCGAAGCGCCCGGCGCGGATCTGGTATGTGCGCTGGTTCAATCTGGCGGCGGAAGGCCGCAACGCCCAGATGAAGAGCAAGGGCTACATTCCGGTCACGATCAAGGAATTACAGGACGCGGGCGACGTGGCCGATCTCTACGAGTCGACCAAGGACAAGATCGTCCGGCGGGGGGATCGGGGGCAGGAAGTGCTCGCCAAGATGCCGCTGGAAGCCTACACGTACGTCAAAGGCGTGCAGCGGGCCGCATGGAACGCGCGCCTGATGAACAAAAAGAACGTCCGGGCGGATCTTGCGGAAGCGGCCGGTGCGGAGCTCGGGGACGAAGCGGGACAGTCGATTCACGACGGCATGATCCAAGTGGAGTCGATCACGCGCAGCAAGACGACGCTCGGCGACGAGGCGGACCTGGGCGATGCCTGAGACACGGTTGCGAAAGACCCGCGACGCCTATCTGCCACCGCGCCAGACGTGGCCGGCGTGTCGCGACTGCGAGCGAGCCCTGCCGTTGCTCGTCTTGGCGGTGGGCGATGGCATGGTGCCGGACCGCGGCGCCCTGCGGCGGCTCGGGTGGGATCTCGACGCCAACGATCAGTGGGTCTGTCCGGTCTGCCTCGCGAGCGATGTGCGTGAACAAGTGCTTGACTAGGCAAAGGAATCCTGTATTCTGACGGTGGCGCGACCCGAGTGCGCGCAAGGGTCCCACTCGGCCGTTGCGGTGTCCGGATGTGATGCCGCGTCGTCGCCCGCGCTGCGACTGCCCCTCAGCGCGTCAGTCGCGCGTCCTGATCTGACGCGCTCGTCACGGTGGCGGCTCCCGTCCTGAGCCGTTGGGCGTCTCGCGTCGCGGTTGACCGCGCGAGCGACAGCACATTCAACCTCCATCTCACTCTTTATCTTGTTCGTCGCCGCGATGCGGCGCGAGCTGGGGGTTTTTCATGGCGACGACCTTTGTGCCAGGGAACGGTGACGGCATCCGACCCTACGGCAAATGCAAACTCAAACACTTCCCGATGGCGGCCTCGCAGACGTTTAAGCGCGGCTACCCCTTGATCATGGACGCGGCCAGCAACGAAAACCGCGTCCGCGTCGCGGCGACCCTCCCCACGGCGGCGATCGTCGGCGTGGCAGCGGCGGATGCCGCGTCCTGCGCGAACGTGGACGGCACGACGATCAACGGCATGGTGCCCGTGTGGCTGGCGCAGCCGGAGAACAAATTCCAGATCCGGACCGTCGCGGCGGATGCCGTGGATTTTAGCGACATTGGCACCCTCCGGTCGCTCAAGGCGCATGCGTCCTTGAATATCTGGGTCGTGGACACGACCGACGCGGGCAACGACGCGGTCTGCATCGAGTTCTACCAGAACCCAAACACCAACAACCTGCAGATCGCGGAAGGCGACCTCGAAGTGACGGCGATCGTCCACTTCACGCCGGGCGCGACGATCTTTGGCACGGGCACGTAAACCGTTCACCTTTTTCTGACCGACCGGGTCCGGGTGCGACGGTCGCGGGAGCCGCCTAGATGCAAGTACGCAGTACGATTCCAGCCAACGTCGACAACGTCGACAAGGCCGTCACGTCGCTCCTCAACAAGAACGTTGACGAGCTGCAGCCGATCTTTCCGAAGCTCTACAAGAAGCAGACGACCGGGCGCAAATTCGAACGCACCGTCACGACGGCGCCGTTCGGGGATGTGCCGCAGAAGCCCGAAGGCGAAGAGTACGCCACGGACCTGATTCAGCAGGCGAACACGAAGGACGTCACGCCGCTCGAATACGGCCTGATGTTCGAAGTGACCGAAGCCGCCGAAGAAGATGACGAGTACGCGGAACTTGCCAAGAAAGCCAAGTACCTCGTCTTTTCCATGCGTCAGGTGCAGGACAAGAACGGCGCGTTGGTGTTCGACAACGGCTTCACCACGCAGCTCACCGCCGATGGCATCGCGCTGTTTTCGACCGCGCACACCCTGAAGCGCGGCGGCACGGCGAAGAACCGGCCGTCCTCGGATGCCGATCTCTCGGTGACCTCGCTGTCGCAGGCGTTCATCGATCTCGACACGGACACGAAGCTCGAGTCCGGGCAGATCGTGATGCCGGCGAAGGGCTACTACCTCCACGTCGCCCCGGCGAATCGCTTCAACGCGATCAAGATCGTCAAGTCGGTCAAGGACCCGGAATCCGCGATGAACGCGGTGAATCCGCTGTCCGATCTCGACATCACGGTCGTGGTGAATCCCTTCCTCTCAGACACCGACGCGTTTTACCTGGTGCCGAAGGACAAGGACGCCAACGGGCTCGTGTATCTCGAGCGGCGGGCCCCGTATCAGCCGATGCCGGACAACGACGCGCGGACCGGCAACCGTCTCTACAAACTGCGGGCGCGGTTCGTTCACGACTCCGTGGACTGGCGCAACTGCTACGGCAGCACAGGAGCCTAAGCCATGCCGCTGACGAACTTTCCCAACGGCGTGAGCTCGTTCGGCTTCCCGGTGTTGCCGGGGATTCCGCCGACGACGGGCCTCGTCCTGTTTGTCTGTAATGCCACGAACGCGAACGGCAGCGACGGCAACAACGGGCTGAGTCCGTCTCAGCCGCTCGCCACGCTCGCCAAGGCGCTGACGCTGGTCGCGGCCAGTCGCGGTGACACCATCATCGTCATGCCGGGCCACGCGGAAACCACGACCGCCGTGGCGTTGAGCGTCGCGGGCGTGAATGTCATCGGGCTCGGCTACGGCCGGAACCGTCCGGCGTTCACCGCGACGACGGCGGCGAGCGATCTGTTTGCCGTCTCGGCGGCGAACGTGTCGGTCCAGAACGTCCGTCTCGTGGGCGCGGCGTCTGGCGTGACGGCACTCTTGGACATCAACGCGGCGGATTTCTTCGGCCGCAACATTGTCTTTGAGCACGGCGCGACGCCGACGACGGCGGTCACGATTCCAGCCTCAGCGCACCGGTGGGTGCTCGAGGATTGCAACTGGCGCGGCACGGCGGCCGGGCCGGCGATCGGGATCTCGGTCGAAGGTAAGGTCGATGACTGGAAGCTGATTCGCGCCCGCGCGGATTACGGCGGGTCGTCGGGCCTCGACACCGCGTTTTTCTCCTCATCCTTCAAGATGAAGGGCTACGAGATCATCGAGCCGATCGTGGTCGCGTTCGATACCACCTCGATCGACATCAACTCGTCCACGGCGGCGGTGGGGGACGGGATCCTGTACGGCGGCGGATCGGCGGCGTCCACGGGCGTGACGATCGCCAACGCGCTCGATCTCGGCGGCTGCGCCAACATCAACCACGCCCTCACCGATACGGTCGCGGCGAAGGGCCTCATCGTCCCGACGGCGACGTCGACGTAATGGACACGCCACGGCCGAAGCTCGGCGTGTGCTGGATCTGGGGCAGTCCCTTCGTGTGGACGGAGTCCGTCGACTCGATGCTCCAGCTCCGGCACCCGGCAGGGGTCGACGTGGCGTTCTTTCGCGGCACCGGGTGGGGACCGGCGAAGCGGCATCTCAACGCTTGCGAGAAAGCGTTGGCCTGGGGCGCGGACTTCTTGCTGATTCTCGGCGCGGATCAAGTCTACGAGCCCGATCTGCTCGAGCGGCTGATGACCCGCGTCGCCGAAGGCTACGAAGTGATCGCCGCGATGGTCCCGAGTCGCGGGTATCTCGGCTGGCAGGCCATGCAGCCGTTTCAGCGGATGGCGTGGCGGCTGAAAAGCCACGGCTTGTCCCCGGTGAACTGGTCCCAGGACCAGCTCGAGGCGATCGATCCGAAGGACGGGGACATGCAGCGCATCGACTTCGTCGGGTCGGGCGTTCTGTTGTTCCGCGCGGAGCATCTCGCGACGCTGAGCCAGCCCTGGTTCTACGAAGAAATCGACCACGCGACGCAGACCCGCACGGCCTCGATGGATACGCGGTTTGTGTGGCGGCTGAAACATGAAGTCTACGCGCAGATTTGGGCGGACACGACGATCCGCGTCCGGCATCTGCACGCGTTTGCGATTGACGACAGCTACAGCGAGCGATTCGCGGACTGGGCGACGCCCGGCGTCGGCCCGTCGGATCTTTGTCAGTTTGATCCACCGTCGACACCACCGACCACCGATCCGGCGTTTGCCCGCCGCGATCTGAAGGAGTAGCGACATGGCGACAGGAATCGGACAGTACGGCTTCGGCCACAAGGCGTGGCGGTATGCGGACGCGGGGAAGTACTACACCGCGACGATTGGCGGCACGCCGGGCACGGGCATCATCAGCGGCGTCACGACCGCCCTCGTCAACACCACGCCGTACATTTTCTTCTACAACGGGAATACGGCGCTGAGTGGCATCAAGTGCTATCTCGACCAGTTGTTCCTGCACTGCACCGTGATCGGCGCGTCCGAGTCGCGCCTGGAAGCGACCTTCCAACTGGACCCGACACAGGGCGTGAGTCAGTACACGAGCGGCGCGACCTTGCTCACGCCGACGAACGTCAATTCGGACAGCGCGGCGTCGTCGGCGGTGGTACTCCGCGTCGGCGCGGTGGTCTGCGTCGCGGCGGCAACCCGCAACGTGTGGCACACCACGATGTCGACCGCGATTCCGTTGGTCGAAGATCAGTGGGCGTGGGACTTCGGCGGCGCCTCCGGGTTCCACGGCGGCGGCAACGTCATCGCGGACTCGTCCTCCACCGGCCATCACCGGCAGTTCATGGCGCCCCCGATCGTGGTCGGCCCGGGCGAGACGTTCCGGTTCAACACCTGGGGCGCCTCGATGGGCACGGGTGTCACGTTCGCGGGGAATCTGAGCTGGGTCGAGGTGTAACGCCATGCTGGGCGTGTCTCAGAAGCTGCTCGACGCGCAGTTTGCCACGGATGACGCCGTGTCCACGACACGGGCCTTTGAATGCGAAGGCGTCGAGGATCTGACGCATACGGTCAAATGGGGCGAGGGGGTCTCTTCGGGCGAAGTCGTCGTCGAGTTTACGGACGATCCAGACTTCGCGGGCACCTGGAATCTGCTCGCCACCTTTACGTTTGACGGGTCGGTC